AAGGACGTTGTACTCTGAAACTAGTTTTTGATATATTGTTACGCCATCTTCTATTCTCGAGAGCTCTACATAGTTGCTGTCAGCTGTACTGGCTTCAGGAAACGTTCTTGCTTGAAGGGATAGCCCAATATGATAACGGTCTGAGCCAGGTGCAAAATAATTATAAGAGCCAACAGCAGGATCTAGTAATGCATCACTTTCATCCGATGTTATAATATCTTCTGTAATTAAAAAGCCAACAGATTGACTGGGACTGTCACTATACTTGGAAATAATTATTGTTTCATCTGCAAAGTATACAAAAGCACCCTTAATAAAAATAACACCTGCCGCCACAGCGAATGAAACACCCTTACCGGTAGCAGAAGAGGCTGCAGCTTGAAGTGTTGTAGTACTATTAGTTCCGTATGTAAACGATAAAACTTCTCCATTAGCAAATACTGCAGTTTCTTTATCTGTACCTGAACCCGTGTACTTAACGTAAATGGTGGATGGGTCTGTAGTGGTTGCAACCGCGTAATTTACAACCCGTGCTGTTACACCTGTTGTTTGACCTGTTACAATGGCTCCAACCAGATCAACTATCATTTCATCCGAATTGTTGGTGTTGTATGTATCGGTTAGTTTTACGTAGCTGTAAAACTTATCAAACATTTGTTGGCCGGGAATAACTACCGATCCCTCTTTAAATATATTCTGACCAAATCTAGCAATTTGATTTTGGAGAATTGTCTGAAGTTGTGTTAGCTCTCTGGCTTGAACAGCTGCGCCCGGTTTAAATAATATACGATGGAAGTTATCGCTTTCAGCGAAATCATCGTAGTACGGGCTGGTATTGAAATTAATTGCCATCTTTTACCTATTATAATTTTATTACTGTTCTTAACTTTACAAGCTGTTCATCACTGTAGCTTACCGCTGTTCTATTATCCACGTACAGCAACTCACCACTGAACTTATTTATAGTGGGGTGTCTATCTATTGATACAACAGTGTAGTCAATATTAGTAATAACATCATTTAGTACATCATCTTCTTGTGGAATATAGTTGTTTTTAGAATTAAGTAAAATTTGATTTGTAGTTGTAACAGTTTCAATTACATCAAATTCTCTAGATGTATCACTAGCTAGTTGCAGAACTGTATCTCTAGCTAGAGAGCCAACCGAATTAACTGATATTAAAAAGCTTGAACTACCTGTAATATTTGCAAATATCTTAGAATTAGAATATTGGGTTACATCTTTAATAACACCAAACTGCCTGTAATCATTTACAATAGAAATGCCTTGATTTTTTTCATCATTAATAGTTGAAAACAACATAATAGCATCAGCAAATAACTCTCTAACAGGATTAAGCCCATGGCCCCCGGCAGGTGAAAGAATAGCTGTAACATTAGCATTACCGCTTCCTGCTGAACCTGTTAGGGTAACATCTGCAAATGTGTACCCCGATCCTGGGTTAGTTACAGTAATTGAACTTATAGTATTATTATAGATAACTGGTGTACCCACAAATCCACTTCCATCTCCTGTTAGGGAAATAGATGCTGTGGTGTAATTATTACCTGCAGCCGTTACTCTCAAAGCGTGAATAGCTCCGTCTACTGCAGACAACTCTACAGTACTTTGCTGAGTATTTAAATCCCCGGTTGATAAATCAACATAAGCGTTAGCACCTGTACCATCACCTACAATTTGAACATCAAGGTATGTATAACCACTGCCTCTAGATTCAATAATTATATCTTCAACTTGACCTGCGGCATTTACAAATGGTGTAAGAGCAGCACCTGTGCCATCTCCAATTAAATTTATAAACGTTTGGTTGTTTGCGCTGTAATCAATACCCTGGTCTTCAATAAGTACTTTACTAATTTGGTTATTGTATATAACTGGTGTTAAAACAGCTGTACTTGTAAAGAACGGTGTTACCTGGGCGTTTATAGTTGGTTGTGAATTACCAGTAGTTGTTATACTTAAAGTTGTATTAGCAATAACTGCAGTATTATACCCACTACCCCTATTAACGATCGTAACACCAGATAAAAACGCGTTGCTAAAATTTAGAGTTACTCTAGCATTTGACCCTGGCTGACTACTTCCTGTAGTCACCATGGACACAGCAGTGTTGGCGATTGCAGCTGCTGAGTAAGAAGCACCAACGTTAGATATTAGAACGTTGCTCAATCCCTTGTAGTAGCTTGTACCAGTGCCTCGGGTATCATTAATCACAATAGAGGCATTACTGTAGTTACCTCCAGCATTATCAACTAGTACATCTATAAATTGGCCTGTCTCGTTTAACACCGGTCTTAATGTGGCTGTTATATTACCTGTGCCGCTGTTAAACCTACCATTGACGGTCAGTGTTACAGCAGCATTACCAAGATATCCTGTGCCAGGAGAATCAACAACAACTAAATCAACCTCACCACCGGAATAATACTGGTTTTGAATTGATTTTTGAACTGGCATGTATGTAGATGTAAGAAATCTATTCTTTAGCGAGAGTGGTATGGTATAAAGATATTTCCAAATATAACCATCGGCATAAGTTGATGAAGTAAAATCAGTCCCGGTAGGCTCTGATGTAGACGCAGCACCATTGTTGTTGTCTAAACATTTATAAACATTAAATGCTGAATTTAATACATAAAATGTTGCTGCCTTTATACTGGTTGCGCCAGAGGTGGCAGGATAGTCTGCTGAGTACTCACCGTCATACTGATCGTATATAGACCCGGTGACCCAGTCGCGACGTGGTACAACCAAAGAGATATCTGTAGATTTAATTTTCTTTATACTTAAGATACTGTTACGAGTATCATATTCATAACTATCAGCAGACTCAGGGGATTCTGGGGTCACCTCATCCCCCCACACCAACGTCCTACCTATAAAGTAATGGTAGATCGAGCGACCTGCTATAATATCTTCGTATACCGTTTCCGCAAGCGATGTATGGAAGATATCTTTAAGTAAAAAAGACATATTAGGAAATACTTACAGTCCAGGTAATAACAATAACGTCACTAGCGCCTTTGTTAACTACAGAAAATACTGTTCTACAAAGCATAGAACCTACACCAGGGTACCCATTAAAGATACCAGCTTCTGTGATAGCACCTGTTCCTGTACCTGCAGGAAATGTAGCTACATATGTAATAGTGTTGTTTGATGCTGTTGAAGAATCTAAGACAACATTACCCGATGCTATAGCAGCACCGAGTGAAGTATCAGAAACAAGGGCAGCAGTACTACCGGTACCAACACCCATTCGACTCATAAGAGCGGTGGTGTTACCAGCCATTCTAGAAGCTATAACGTTTTTACCTGTTGTTACTACCAGGTTATCTAAATCTCTTTCATCCTTCGTACTACCGAATTGATCAAGTACTACAATTTTTAATTTGCCACTTAAGGCGATTGACTCTGTAAACATGTTTTTTCCTTATGTTTATGTTAATGGATATATTGAACCAGCATATGATTCATCAAAGTATATTTCTGCAGGGTCTGCATAGTCTAATACTATATATGACGCTGTATCAGTTGCTGTAAGTATGCTATCGGTATTATTTATACTAGAATTAATAGCCTTAGCATGCTCTTCATCAGTAATAATTTCATCTGATAAGGGCTTTATAGTATTAGCGCTTAATGACTCAGTTACCTCTATAGAATCCTCAAGTAATTTTTGTATTGTGTTAACTGCTGTGTCTAATATAACGGTCTCATCGGTATAGGCTGCGGTAAAATTTATAACCGGTACATCAGTTGCGCTGGCATAATCAGGAACCATTGCGACCAAGAAAACTATGTATGGTGCGTCTTCTACTGACGCAACTGATTCAGTACCTGCTTGGTCAAACGGGTTAATGTGAAGGGTTATTAGTAGATTGGTTATAGAATCAACAATATTAACATCGTCTGTTTTACTTACACTTGTATTTAAACTAGCAGTTTCATCAACAAAAATACCATCAGCGTAGCCTGTGTACAGCGTAATGACTTTACTCTCTGTAACTGTACCTTCATCGCTTAATGGTTTTGTGAGATGCCAGCTTGTTGTTTCAAGTGTTGTAAATACGTCTCGTAACTCTGTAAATATGTTCGAACTAGATACCACACTGACATTTGCAGTCACATCTATACTGTTTTCTAGAACGCGAGTGTTATACAGCTTTTGCCCTGCGGGGTGTATAAGTTTCTGCACAACATCATAAAAAGTAGAAATTTCTAAAGTTGATTCTGTTTGGTATGCAAATGGTTGATAAAGTTTATCGTCAGGCAGTCTAATTACATCATCTGATAAGAATCCTTTATTTGTAGTGTGCGCGCCAGGAAATCTACCAATGGCTCCTAATCTTAATGAGACAGTAGCAATTGTGTCGTCAATATCTGTATCAGCTGTCCCCGCTGATACTGTTGTTGTTGTACTTACATCACCAAAGGACTTACCAGTATACGGTAATCCTGCATCTGTGTTATAGTCTGTGTCAAAATATCGATTAGGGTCCCCTACACTAAATCCACCTAAAATTCTAAGCCTATCTACAAACCCTAAAGTGTTTGATTTTTTACCTTGTGTAACTGTTGCAATACTACTATTTGCATACAAGTTAACACTTACATCCCTATCAAAATTGTATCCAAAACTTATAATTCTTATCTTTGTAATACCACCATTACTATCAACTGCGAGTACTTGAAGCTGGGTACCTATCGCACCGCCAATATTAACGTTAAATATTTGAGCTACTCTAAAGTTTTGTCCCGGTGTAAGTACAGTATGTCCAGATGTTGTACCTGAAATAGCACCTTCAAAAATAATGTCACTCCCGTCATTAACTGTAACAACATCATCTACTTCAAATGGACCAAGTTCATTCTGGTTTAAAGTTAGTTCATATAAATCTGGTATAATTAATTTGACATTAATTATAGATGTGCGATAGTTTAAATTATTTTTAGTTAAATCGAGATATCGATCTGCAATATCCTCAGCACTACCCTCAGACATTAGTACACGAACGGTAGTTTTTTGCACCCATGTACCAGCAGAAGCTCGTAGTACATTATCGTATGGGTAACTAAGCGATACCGGTTCGTTGTAAAGAAGTTGAAATAGTAGCTTAAAAGATATCTCACTACCTTTAGATTCATATAAGTCACGAACCCGCTTTATAACTAATCTTTTATTAGTTAATACAGAGTGTGGAATATTTTGTGCATAATTAGCAAGAAAATAATTAACAAAAGACTCAGCCGTTACATCGATATCGTTGTATGACTTAGCATTCTGTACAATTTCAAGAGCACCTTGATCTTGTTCTAGAAATCGATAATAGGCTTCAATAAATGTTACAAAAAGTGGGTAATCGGAACGAATAAACTCCGGCAGCTGGTTTCTAACCAGCGTCGATATCTTATCCCGAATTCTTGTTGTAGCCATTGCTTATACTGTTGCTGTCATGTTAATAACAGCACCTGCTGCTAGACCACCAAGAGCATTTAGTGTTGAGTCGTCAATAACAAAGATTTCATTTTTAGATATACTTAAATCTATACCCGTAGTCTGTAGACCACACGTAATGTTTATTTCTTTAATATCGACAGGGAAACCTGTAGGGGTTATTTCGGTTATACTTAATATACCATTCCTGTAATCTACAGTACCTATGTTGGTGTTTACCGTAGCCCCCGTTACAGCATTAACAAGTTTTAATGTACCCATTCCATTGATATCTGGAGGTGAGTCATCAGGTGAATCAACGATTTGTACGAGTACACTTACACCTCCAACTACCACATAAAAGTAACTTGATGATACATAGCCCGGTTGAATAGAGTTTCTATATTTAATAGATGTGGCAGCGCTATAGACATTTGGTATATTTAAAACAACTGTAAGTCTTCTTTGCAATTTTTCAATTAATTTAACAGATGTAATTGCAGGGTTTGCATCCCGGATACTACCGATTAAAGTTGATTGATTGTATGATTTATTAAATTTTTGTAGTTCAGTTGAAAAATAATTAGTAATGGCATCGTCAACTAATGCCTTTACACCATCTGCAGTAAGTGTGGTAATGGATGGATTATATGTAACGTTTGTCGTAAGGTTGATGTACAGATACACCGGGTCAACAAACATAGGTTGAATAGCTAATACTTTTTTGTTGGTTAACGTGTTTCTAATAATTGCATCTTTTGTATCATCAGAAATAGTATACCCATTGAATGGTTTCAAAGATATAATAACTTTACCGTAGATAGGTGGGTCGTTTTCTTCTCCTCCCCATACCGATACTGATTCAAAGTTGGTGTACTGGGCGGTAATTAACGCTTCATAATCTGCTGCTGTCACAAGCCTATTTCCTGCAGCATTTACCTTTGGTGCGTTAAACTTAATTGATGAAATGCTTTCAGCGTCTGCACCACCAGAGGAGTTACTGTTAACAGTAACCGCTACTGAGGCCGCACCACCAATACTTCCCAATGCGGTAAAAGACTGGCTTGTTGTACCAGATACATTAGCTGATGTTCCTGAGGATACTATATAACGTACGGTAATAATATTACCAGCGGTTAGGCTTTTACCAATAATACCATCACCAAAGTATATTTGATATTTTTCCTGGCTGTTTTGTTCGAGAAAGAATATTTTTGAGGTACCATCAATACCTGTTATATCAGTGGCAAGATTGTAAATACTTGTTGTTGTATCTGTTGCAGACGTCTGTACTGTTACCTGTAGGGTGGTAGTATCAACCCCGGTGCTTGGTATCTCATACTTTGTATCAGGTGTTATATCGGTAGCAACATAATTATATGCTAAGACATTTCCTTCAATAGCCTCCACAGAAGGAAACGTATAGGTAGTACCAACTCTAAGTGCAGTTGCTGCAGCATTTGTAGAGAATGTAAATGCCGTACCATCGATTGTAGATGTAAACTGGGTGTACCGATCCATTGTTAATGTAGGAGGGAGACCGGTAGGGCTTGTAATAACTACACTTAAATCTGCTACAGCACCTCGAACAGATGTCGGTGTATAGCCCAAATGCTTGGCAATAGAAACAGCAGAAGATCTTTTAACT